TGAATAAAATATTTGCACTCATTATCTTTTAATTACTACTTGTTCAACCCAACGATGTCTGCAATACGGTGTCGTTACTCCAGTTTTAGGATTATGATAAAAACCACCACGTCTTTGCCATACCGAATACCCTAATCTTTGACTAATATTTTGTATTTCTTTACGTGAATAAATCCTATCTAAATTTATTAAGTTTTCGCAAAACTTTCTTGTTGTTGGAATAATCGCTGCACCAAGTCCAGGACTTACCTCGTATGAATAACGAATCTGAATATCTGCTACTGGTTTACGTGCTGACTTTTGCTTTTTACCTTCATCCGTAATCTCGCGCGATATGACTTCGCTTCCATTATCATTAAAAGGTTTAACATTTATCAAGCTATTATTTTCTAAAGTAGAAAGTGAACCGATAATAACTTGTTTATCTACTTTTAAGGCGGTTGCCATATCTTCGACCGTTGTTAAAGGATTCTTTTGCAACAAATCTAAAATCCCGCTTTGTACGTTTGTGATAATAATATCAATGTCCGCAAATTCTTGATGTGGTATCGGTTCGAAATTATCATCAAACTGAACACGTCTAGACTTTATCACGTTGTAATCGCTTCGAGCATTGCCAAATTCTGCAAAAATACCTATTGCAAAGTCATCGTCTTGTTCGCTAAATGCTTGAGCGGTCGCTTCCGGTATCGCTTCGCCTTCTTGCTTTGGTGTTAATCCTATCAATGCACGAATTTCGTTTGGTGTCATTGATTCAAGAACCTTATTTGCAACCAAAGGACTCAATGAATTGATTCCGTTAATAACATCTTGCTGTGAAGATTCGGTCTTTGATTCTAAAAGAGGTAATCCTAGCTTTTCGCGGATTTCTTCTTGTGTCATATTAGCCGAAATAATCGCTTCGCTAAATTCAAACCCTAATGGCTCGGTATGTTTAATATGAAACTCGGCTGTGATTCCAAACAATGGTAAAATATAACCTAACCACCTTTCAATGAATTGCTGTTTACCGCTTACATAAGTATTTTGGAATATCTCGTAAGCGTCACGCATTTCGGTTCTGCCACCTAATGCGCCTTCTTGAGCGATACCAAACAATGAAGCTGATGTAATCCTATGACCGCTAAATATCTCTTGTTGTATGGTCTTATTTAGCATATCAAATTGCTTATCCAAATCAGAAGCGGATAAGTCAATTACGGTCGGTGCTTTTGCAGGGTCGTTATTAAAATTGATAATAAATTTACCAGCGTTCTTTTCACCACTAAACTTGTCTTTTACTTGACGCTCTATTTTACGTTGCTCTTCTTCAGTCGGGATACCATTATTAAATGATAGCATTTTTGAAGGCATCATTCCGTTATGAATAGCGTTTAAATGAAATTCAGAAACAGCGACATCTAATTCGATGTAATTTAAAGCACCCTGATAAGTTGGCAGGGTGTAAGTATTAACGCCCGGTCTGTATTCTTTTAAATAAATTAATTGCTTACCTACTTTATTATCTGGATTAAATGCTGATATGGATTCAATATCAGTCGGTTTTGCCTTAACATCCCACTCGTTTGAAATATAAAAATAAGTATTATCGGGATTAGACCTAACTTTTGCATAGTCGATATGGTATAAAGAAACAGCATCACCAAAATGATTGTAGATTATTTCAAGATAGCAACCCCCAAAGGTTTCGATGTCTAAAGTAATCTTATCTAAGATATCGTTTATATTTTCTTTTGACCTATTTATAGGCTTTTCAGCTAAATACTGATTTGCTTCATCATCAAATACAATACCACCACCCGCGATGTAATTAGCCTTACCGTTTACAATAGCATTATGCTTTGCCGAAGTGTTAAGCAATGAAAGCAAGTGCAAAGGGAACTTATTATCTTCGCCATAATTAACCCAGTCTTGATTCTTCTTTTCAGTGAACTTTGGCTGTGAATATTCGCTAAAATTTATTGCTATTAAATTACTCATTTTCTAATATTTTTATTTCCTTGCTCTTCAGTTGTGTATTTCTTTAATCCTAATCTAATTAACAACTCATTAACTATAAAGTTGTCATCTTTGCCCCACTTATCAAGCGTTTCTTTTTTTATAAATATAACTTCTTCAAAACAAATACAATTATTAGCGTCGCATATTTGACAAATAATATTTACGCCTTCACAAAACAAGTCGTATCGAAAAGAAAGTATATTAACCGAATTAATTTTTCGTGAAATATTCCCGACTTTTAACTCGGTATCTAATACTCTAATCTTCAACTGTCAATGATTCCTTTACAATTGGCTCATTAGCTACCTGCTCAATAACTTCATGAATTGCCGAAGCTTCAATATCTAAAATATCAGCCATTTCAGCTACTATTTTATTAATACCCTCTGAATTATCAATCACTGGAGCAACATATTCCCCTGTAATAACTAAATTAAGCTGCTCAGCTGCCCAAGCAAAAGCAACCTCGTCATCATTACCCCATTCGTTATAAGCTTCGCCTGACATCGTTAAATTGCCTTCTGCGACCATTACTAAATCACTATCTAATAAAGCGTAATAAAAACTAGCACTTTGGAATAATTCGCCACCGATTGGGCGTAAATTAAAAATGGTAGCCGTTACTGCTTGACCTTTTACCCATGTAGGGATTTCTTGAATTGTTTTCATATTATTTATTTTATTTGAGTAATTGTATATTCCCAATTTGTAGAACCATATCCAGAACCAGTTGTAAGTGTAACACCTAATCCCGAATATGAAACTGTTAAATATAAAACTGGATTTGTATTATCTTGACCTAAATTATATGCCATTAAACCGCTTCCATAGGTGTAAGCCATTGCAGTTACATTATTAGCACCATTACCTGATTGCCTTACTGTTATCATAAACACTCTATTACTAGCTAAATTATCAAAAGTATAAAAAGTTGATGTTGTGCCACCGCTTTGAGTAAATTGACCAGTTGCAATATAAAGACCTTTAGCACTCACACTACTAGAGAATGTAGCTGCACCTGTGGAGGCTAATGATAACAAATCTGCATTTGTAGTTGCATTTCTGATTTGGAAAGCATTAGAAGCATTACCCCTTATAATTATCTCGTATCCTTGGGTCGTGTTACTAAGATTAAATCCTGGAAATCCAGTTGAGGAATTACCCTCCACAGAAACTCTAGGAGATGTTAAATTTTGTAAAGATACATTCCCACTAAACCTCCCAGTCCCATTAACATCTAGCTTGTACCCTGCATCTGTTGTAGTTCCTATTAGTACTGAACCGCCTGAGGTAATACGCATACGTTCGCTTCCGCCAGCTGCAAAACGATAATTTTGAGATGCGCCATTTGCCCATATATAAGCATCTCCATTATCGTCTAATCCAAACCAATTTGTAGTGCTACTTCCTTGTAATTGTAAAATTGCACTTGTTGTTCCACTATTAAAATTAGCTACAGCAGAATTTCCATTATAAGTTCCACTTGTTCCACTTACATGTAATTTAGTTGCAGGCGATGTAGTTCCTATACCTACGTTTCCAGTTCCACTTTGAATAGTAAAGGCGGTTGTAGCTACATTATCAACTGAAATTCCATAATCATTGCCTGTAATAATACCCGATTTCCAATTTAAAACTCCTGTTTTTGTATATCTAATAACAGGCTGACTTGATTGTAAATGCAATAATTCTCCAGGGCTTGCAGTTCCTATACCTACGTTTCCTGCGGAGGTAATCACCATCCGTTTAGTAGCAGAACCGCCCGAAGCTAAAAATATTTCAGCTTCAGAATAAATTCCAACACTATAATCAGTTCCAGACCCAGCGACTTGGTTAAAAGTATATAATCCGCCCCTAAATGCTGAAGCCTCTGATATGCCATAATTTTTTGCTGTTACACTGCTAAAAAATGAAGCTGCCCCAGCTGAATTAATAGTTAATCTAGCTGATGCTCCAGTTTGTAATATCAAACTACCACCTGAATCGTAAACGTAGGAATCTGCACCCGTTCCCAACGTAATCATTCCTGTAATCTTTGCGCCACCTGTTATTTGTAGTTTATCACTTGTAGCATTTGTACGTGAACCTAAAAGTAAGTTACCCCCTAGCCATGTAGAGGTCGTAGAGGTATTACCTATCCAAGTTCTATTGCTTTCGGTTGCACTTTCGCCAGTTGAGTTATAACCTAAAAATGTATTGTTTATACCAGTTGTATTTGTAGAACCAGCTCCGCCTCCTAAAGCACTATTGTTACTCCCTGTTGTATTAGTAAGCGCACTAACTCCAAATGCTAATGGAGCAACATTAACAGGGCAAGTATTAAATTTACAACCTG